ACAAAACGTTGAACGTTAATATGGTTAAGAGCTACTGCACCTTGGGCTACGTTTACCCCTCCAACAGCTTTAACTGTGTAGGCTGGGAATCCATCAATATACATGATAAATCTATTAGCCTGTTTTGGTTCGAAGGCTGTGAAGAAAATTTCGTTCGGGTCTAATACTGCCATTGTTATTTATTTTATTCTATTATAAATATTCATTCTTTCAGTTTCTATTAACCTGGGAATGTTGCTCCTGTAGGTAATACGTTGAAATCGAGGATAATAAATTCAGCAGTTTTAGTAGGCTGTAAGTAAATAGCACCTACTAACTGATTTCTATCGATTACGTCTGGAGTGTTATTTGAATCATCCATTACTACCTTGAATGCGTATAAACCTTGACGTTGTTGTACTGATTCGAGATATGGGTTAACGGCTGATAAGAAATTATTTCTTGTAGCGGCTGTGTTTTGTTCAAATACTAATGTTTGAGCAACTTGGCCAATATAAGATTTAAGAGAAATTAATAATCTTCTAACATTTACTCTATCAAGTGCTGAAGCAGATTTTTGTAATGTTTTCTGTCCATATACTACAGTACCAATACCTGGGAATGAAGCGATTGGGTTAACATTTGCTTCGTATAAAGTATCTCTGTTAGCTTGAGATAATTTTCTTTCTGGGCGAATTACGTTTGTTAAACCACCTCTGTTAATACCTGCAGGTGCGAACCAAGGCTCACTTACGCTATCGTTGTAAGCAAATACACCACCAATCATTGTAGAAGCTGGTACCCAAATGTTTCTACCTGAATCAGGATCGATTGTTTGTAACCAAGGCCAGTACATAGCAGCGTATGAAGTATTTCTTGAAGCAGCTTGTGTAGTAGTAGCACCGATTGTAGCACCGTAAGCTACTGGGTCAACGATATAGATGCTATCACCTCTACCCTGTGTATTGTTAATTGCAGTAGTAGTTTGTGAAGCGTGAGTTGCGTTTGTAATACCAGGGGTAAATAAGGCATTAAATCTGTAGTCATCTTGGTTAGCAAGAAGATTTAACATGCTATCGTAATCAGTACCTACTAAACCTTGTGAGTCTGTAGCGTTAATGTTTTCGTTCATGTTCATTACTCTACCATTTGGGATGATAGTACCTGTAGCACCTGTAAAGGCACCACCTAATGAACCTGATCCTGCTACTGGGATGTATCCTTTAAAAGCATCCTTAGCTACACCAGCGTTATCAAGATAATTTGGTGTAGGAGTTGGAACTGATTTGATTCTGATGTATCTAGATCTGTTAGGGAATGAACCTGTAACTTCTAAATAATTTTCTGTTGAGTTATAGTTGAAGTAAGTATCACCAATTACTCTAGCTACGTAGTTATCTTGGTTTGGATCTAATGATAAGTTATTCCAAGTTTCTAAAACAACTGGGTTAGTAGTTGTATCATCACCTCTTCTAACTGCTAATGAGAATGTACCTGAAGAAGTATTGCTAGTAATAACTTGCCATCTTACGTTATCAATTGAACCAGAGTCTAATGATCCAGATGTCATTGAACCTGAGTTGTTCCAAATTGCACCTTTATCAATTGCTTCAATTACAAGTGAACCTGAACCTACTGAAGAAGAAATATCAGCGTAAGCATACTTCCAGTTAGCTGTAGAACCTGAAACAACTCTTGTTACTAATAACGACTGACCACCGTTATTAAAGTAGTTGTAAGCAGCTACTGAGGTCATGAAAGTATAAGTTTGGCTACCACTATCAAAAGTAGTACCAAAACGGTTTTGATAATCTGAGTAAGATCTTACTAATGTTGGGATTTCAACTGGACCTTTAACTGTAGGACCAACGATTGCTGCGCCTACTGCTACAGGCTGTTCCGTGATAAATGACTGGTCATTCTCTCTTGTTAATACACCAGGTGATACTAATGTTTCTGCCATTGTGATGGGATTATTATTTTATTATAAATATTCAAGAGAGATTCAAAAATCAACTTAATTTTGTAAATTCT